CAGATACTGTCTGTAAGTAATGAATTGAAAGCACCCGACACACCTCTAGGACATGGGGATGCCTTTTTCTCAATTGCAATGGCTTTACAGGCGGTTCATGACACAGCATATAAGTTTGTAGATTTGGGAAGTGCAGCGGATTGGTTTAATGCAATCAGTCCCGGGGAGACCCCTGAGAGTAGGCAAAAACAACGTGATGAACAAACTGGTTTGGTCCAAGGTGAGCATAAACCACATCCATTAAAAATGGAGCCCGTTAATGAAGTTGAACGAGCCAGCAGTGCTCCAAACCCACAGTGTAAAGAAACTGTGTGTAACGCTAATTTCTGGGTCCCTGAACGAGGATTGTGTTTATACTGCGGTCATCGACAATAAAAGAAAATATAAGGAGGAATAAAAATGACATTAGAAGATAAAATTAATACCCAAACAGAGAACAAAGCAGTAATTACTGACCAAGCAGAGGTGATATTAAATCACAGATATTTATTGAAAGATAATTCTAATAATGTTATAGAAACCCCAACTGAAATGTTTACTAGAGTGGCTAAATCAGTTGCGTCAATTGATAAGCAATATATGAAATTAGACGTTGAGTCAGCACTTACAGAAGCTGATTTTTTTAATATGATGAGTAATCTTGAGTTCTTACCAAATTCACCTACACTAATGAACGCTGGCACAGAGCAGGGTACCCTATCAGCATGTTTTGTATTGCCCTTAGAAGACAGTATGGAAGGCATAATGAAGGCTGCGACTGACAGTGCTATGGTTCAGAAATTTGGTGGTGGCACTGGTTTCTCACTATCTAAACTACGACCTAGAGGTGCTTCAATAAAATCTACACATGGTATAGCTTGTGGACCTATTGAAGTGTTAAAAACTTTATCACGAGTATCATCAATGATTACGCAGGGGGGTAAAAGAGATGGGGCTAATATGGCAGTCATGTCTATCTATCACCCAGACATATTAGAATTTATTGACTGTAAAAAGGTTGAGGGTGAGATACACAACTTTAATATTTCTGTTGGTGTTGATTCTAACTTTATGAAAGCGGTGGAAAACAATATGGATTACAATCTAATAAACCCTAAAACCAATGAGGTTGTTGGAGCATTGAGTGCTAGAGATGTTTTCAACAAAATAGTTGAGGGTGCTTGGAATAACGGAGAGCCCGGAATGATATTCTTAGACCAAGTGAACAAAGATAATCACGTAAAAGAACAATATGGTGACATGATTGCAACAAACCCATGTGGTGAACAGCCATTATTAGGGAATGAGTCTTGTAACCTAGGTTCTATAAACCTAGCTAAGTTTTACCAAAGTTCAAATGGACCTACACATGGGTGGGACGAGAAAATAAACTGGTCACGTTTAGAAGAAGTAACAAGAACATCGGTACATTTTTTAGATAATGTAATTGATGCAAACAAATATGCTACTCCAGAAATAGAGGAGATGACTAAGTCTACTAGAAAAATAGGGTTAGGCGTTATGGGTTTTGCAGACTTACTAATACAAATGCATATACCATATAATTCTAAATTAGCTAGAGAAGTAGGGGAGAAGGTAATGGCTAAAATTAGAGAATGGTCAGATGATGAGTCAATAGAACTAGCTAAGGTTAGAGGAACTTTCCCAGCATGGGATAATAGTAACTACGATAAGGATACAGAAGCTTATAGGAATCACTGTAGGTTAACAGTTGCTCCTACGGGCACAATATCAATGATAGCTGACACATCTAGCGGTATCGAACCTACGTTTGCGTTAGCTTGGAAAAAACAAAATATACTAGAAGGCAAAACTCTGAATTACGTAAATAAATACTTCGAGGCAGATGCTAAAAAACACGGGTTTTATTCTGACGATTTGATGGATTATTTGGCTGAGGGGGGTTCACTAGAAACCGTTCCGGAAGTACCGGAGTGGACTAAGGCAGTTTATGCTACTGCCCCCACTATTTCGCCACAGGACCATGTTCTAATGCAATCTGCTTTTCAAGAAGCCGTAGATTCAGGTATATCTAAGACAATAAATTTCGCCAACAGTGCTACTAAAGAAGATGTTGAAAATGCATATATGTTAGCATGGAGAGAAGGATGTAAGGGAATCACTGTCTACAGGGCAGGTAGCCGAGAAAAAGAAGTGTTAGTAAAAGGAACTAAAAAAGAGTCTTCTCAATTACCATTAGATGGTTTTGATATAGAAGAACAAGCCATAGATAAGCGAGAGAACTACAGAGTTCCACAACATAACTGTTGTGATACTCCCAACGTAGTTTTTGAGTCTGGCTGCGAAACATGTAAGTCTTGTGGGTATAGTGTTTGTCTTATTGCATAAGGAGACATAATGGATAATAATCAACGTAAAGAATTTGACAATACCTTTTATAACCATCAAGAGGAGATGAAAGGTATCTCAAGTATTTTAGATAGTCAAGAAGAAGTGAAATCTAAGATACTTCTTCTAACTGAAAAAGTGGATAAGTTGACTCTGTTGTATACAGATTTACAAGAGAAGTATGTTCACGAGAACAATCAACTGCGTCAAGAACTATCAGGTAGAAGATAAATACAAAAAATATAGTATAATATAAAGATAGAGAAGTTTTAGGAGAAGTTTATGGTATTAGGTAATATGATGAGTGAAGGTGGTCAACAGTATGTGGCTATTAAAGATGACAAGCATACATGGAGAATTTTAGACACTTGGCACGCTGACCTAAAGATGCTAACAGCTGATGATGACATCCCTGATGATAGTCCAGCAGTAGTAACATTATCAGAAGGTCAATTTATTGCTTTGATAAAAGAAGCCGGTAGTATGGGAGTACTTGAAAATGCTACTTTTGGTACTGGTGAGGCTGAACTTGAAGCCACTATATTAGATAGAGACCAAGAAATTCAAACCTTGAATGAGGAAATATTAAAGTTGAAAGAACAAAAGTCTGAAGTAATACGAGACGTAGAACACACAGAGGACTACCAGCTAAAAGAGAAAGCGATGGACAATATATTAAAGTTAGTATCCATGCAGGATATGACTAAACTAAGCAGGGATTAATAATGAAATTATCTGAATATCTACCACAAGTCCCCCAAATGCAACAGACAATGGCTGATTTGAATAAACAAATTAGTTTATTAGACGTTATGAAATCTCAGGGAGACACTGGGGCGGCTCCTACAGTTGGTCTTGACCACGTGGTGAATACATGGGTGCGTCATCAAATGGCGTACAGACAACAGTTAGTACAAGACCTTCAAACTATAACCTTATCGGTTGAAGAAATCAGGGGTCCTCTAACACATATTACAGGGGAAGTATTTAGAAGAGGTATAGAAATTATACCTAATAAAGAAAACCCCGACACTGACCAACGTAAGAGACTGACTAAATGGTTACGAGACTGTAACGTATTTGACCAGAGTATGGAAGAGGTATTTAGACAATTTCATTTTGATGTGAACTCTCTAGACGATGCCTTTTTGTATTTAGCTAAAGAATATAAAGATGTGGGTGGTGGAGAGGTCAGAACTAAACTTCTAGAGATTAGAAGACTAAACCCGGCACTAGTTGAGTTTGATTTAGACCAAGCGGGGCTACCTAAAAATTCTCATTTCCTTTGCCCTATTCATAGGGAAGTAATTCAAGAAGCCGCAGGGACATGTGAGAAAGAAGATTGTGATGTAAAACTACAACCAGCAATGTATAAATATTACCATAGAAGTCATCACATGTACTTTACCGATTCCGAAATTATCCACTTATCTAAGTTTGCCCCATCAGAAACATATGGTTGGTCTCCAATACTAACTATTTTTGAAAAAGCTTTGACTTTAGTAGGTATGGATAAAAACTTATATAGATATTTCTACGAGAGAAAAATGCCTGCAAGTATGTTAATGGTAACTACTGACGACCCTGAGAGTCTACGAAAAGAACGAGAACACATTGCGGCTCAAACAAGAATGGACCCTAACTATATACCTATGGTAGCAGTATCTGCTAGAAACCAAAGAGGTAGGGTAGACATGGTAAGACTATTCCACACTCTAAATGAAATGGATTACTTACCTGTTAGAGATGAAATCAGGGAACGTGTAGCAGCTATGTGGGGAGTTACTCCAGCATGGCAGGGAGCTCCTGAAGCTTTTGGTGGGATGTCTACTCAGACACAACAACTAGTAGTTATGAGTAGAGTAGTTGAAGGAGACCAAAGATTATTCCACGAGAAAATTTTCCCGCAACTATTAGAAGCTTTTGGGATAACTGACTATGACTTAAAATTACCCCAGCCTGAAGAGAAGGCTGAGAATACTAGGTTGAGTTTCGCACAACAAAAAATACAGATAGTAAATCAATTTGCTCAATTAGGGTTTGATATAAAACTAAAAGAACAGGATGTTGATTTATATGAGGCGGAGTTTGTTGTGAGTGGTGAGCCTGTACCAACTGCTAAAATGCAGGGTGAACAACAGTTGATGGGAATTGAACAACAAAAGAAGCAAATAGAAATGGAAGAACAGCAACAAGCTATGGCAGAACAACAGGCTGAAGAGCAAGCTGCTATGGAACAATTGCAAGCCGAGGAAGGTGGTGAAGAAGCCCAAGCCCCATCAGACATGGTGGGTATCCAAGCTATGCAAAAGACATATGTTCCACCATCACAAAGGAAATTTAAAGG